TATAGCAACGTTGGTTTATACGATTATTAAGATTATACAACTTTTAAACGATAAGAAATGGTAAGAATATTAAGATACATAGCAAATAAGTTAGAGAAATTTAATATTGCAGTTGCTAAAGGCTGGAACAAATGGCTTGGTAAATTAAAGATGTAATGATTAATGAAATCTTATTTTACATACAGTGAATTTGACTCGCCTGACTTTCCTGATAGTGGTCGTAATATGGATCCAACTTTTCTTCGCATGCTCAACCATGCACGTCAAATTGCAGGAATACCATTCAGGATTAATTCAGGATTCAGAACTAAAGAACATAATGCAAAAGTGGGAGGGACAGAGAATTCATCACATTTACGAGGATTCGCAGCCGATATACATGCAACATCCAGCACGTATAGATACGAAATACTATCAGCACTTATCAAAAGCTGGATTCTATAGGATAGGTGTTGCTAATACGTTTATACACGTAGACAGTGATCCTACAAAAACACAAAAAGTAATTTGGACATATGCTTAAACTATTAAAAAAACTATTAGGTTTACAAAGTCAATCTGATATAGGTGGACTAGGTATGGAGATAAGAGAGCTTATCAAGGGAAAAGAAATAGATCCACAACAATTAATAGAATTACAATCAGAGATAAATAAAGTAGAAGCACAGCACAGAACAATCTTCGTAGCTGGATGGAGACCTTTCATAGGATGGGTTTGTGGTGTAGCATTAGCTTATAACTTTGTATTAAGAGATTTATTGATATGGTTTTTAGGACAAGAGCAAGTTCCACCAGCACTACAAATGGAACATTTAATGACAGTATTAGTTGGTATGTTAGGACTTGGAGGAATGAGAACGTTTGAGAAACTAAACAACAAGTCTAATTAATATGTCAATAAAATTAAAACCTTCTACAAAGGAATATAAAAGAGATGCAAGAGGCAAGATAATTGGAAAACAATACACTTGGAAACATCATCCACCTTGTAGTTTTAAAACTAAAGAATTGATAACAATGTATAATAGTTCTACTTATAGTAGAAAAAAACATTTAATTCTTAAAGAACTAAATAGAAGATCTGTAGAGGTATAAATCCTATAAAGGACAAGGCGAGAGAAGAGAGTATTAACATCTTCTGTTAAAAAGAAAATTAACTCATCTATTTACTTTTAAAAAAAAAGTAGATAACTTTGGTGGGTTAGTGGTAATTAATGTAAAACAATTTTTTAATAAATTAATAAATTAATATTTAAATATGGATGATATAAGAAGATTAGCTGATAAAATTATAAATGATTTTAATTTAACTGTAAAAGACAGATCAGATGAACTGTTAAAACTAGATGCAATACAATATACTAATCTTGGTTTAGATTCATCTAAAACAGAAAAGAAAGAAGTAAAGGCTAATTCTAAATACATCTATAAAAAGATAGAAGAGATAGATCCAGAATCTGGTAAACATTTAATAACAAGTATGGATAAATAATTATGCCTAGAAAACCTAAACGAAAGAACTTAATAAAAAAACTAGATGCTGTATTTTCTAAATACATAAGATTAAGAGACGCAGACACAGAAGGCTACTGCAGATGTTCTACTTGCGGAGAAGTACATCATTGGACTAAAATACAAGCAGGACACTTTATATCAAGAAAACATTATGCAACAAGATGGAATGAAGATAACGTACACGCCCAATGTGTAGCGTGCAATGTCTTTCGATATGGTGAGCAATATAAGTTTAGTTTATATCTTGGTGATAAGTTGTCAAAGGAATTATTAGAAAAAAGCAGATTGATTGCTAAATTTACAGATATAGAAATCAAAGAAATGATTGACGATTATAATGATAGAATAAAACAATTTTCTTTTCATTCGTAAATTTTTCTAGTTTTTATTGTTCTTTGTTTAAAGGAGGGATTAAGTTCCCTCTTTTTTTTTGAATATATTTTATTAACATTTTATTATAATATTAAAATAATTTGTTAACTTTATATTATGATTGAATTACATTACATAGAACTACTTAAACAAAAGCAAGAAGAAATAGATAGATTAAGATCTGCTTTATTCGAAATACTACAAGCTGACTTTTTAAGTAAACAAGATAAACAACTAATAATAAATAATTTTTTTACAAATGACAAAGACGAAACCGACTAGAATTAATCAAACACAAGATTCTATTAGTAAACAAGGAGCTGTAGATAGAGCTACCGAAATAGCACTCAATCCAGTTTGGAGAGCTGCTACCGATAAAGAGAAACAACAAATACTAGGAGACATAAGTCTAATAGGTAAGTATCTTTATTTCGAGAAAAATCTGTTACCAACATCAGAGGACTATAAAATGTTATATAATTTAAATAAATAAATATGGAACTTACAGGAACTATTAAATCAATAGGAAGTTTAGAAACAATTAAACAGTTAAAGAAAAAAACTGTATTAGTAGAGACTGCTGGAAAATATCCACAAACGATACCAGTAGAATTTTTAAATGATAAAATAGATTTAGTAAACAACTTACAAGTAGGTCAAACAATTAACGTAGGTGTTAATTTAAGATCTAACGAGTATAAAGGTAAATACTACATAAACGTTACAGGATGGAAAATAGTTAATGCTGTTGCAGAAACAACATCAAACGCACAAATGCCAGACGTAAACGATAATCTTCCATTCTAAAATGCTAGTAAACTCTTCTAACATATTCAAAAAACTATTAGATATAAAACACGGAAGGGTTAAGGAAGGTTTAAAAATAGGAGTACCAGACATAGACGAGTACTTACGATATAAACAGGGCAACTTTAATTTATTAATTGGTCATGCGAATGTTGGCAAAACAACTGTTATATTGTATTTATTCGTCATTTGGGCTCTTAAACACAAAAAGAGGTTTTTAATCTGGTCTTCAGAGAATACACCTCAATCAATACAAAGAAAAATAGTAGAGTTTAAAATGCGTAAGCCAATTACAAAGGCAGAGGACGCAGAGATAAAAGATGCACTAGAATGGTCTGATAGTTATTTTAAGATCATTGATGTTGAAGAGCTCTACACATATAAAGAATTACTAGAAGAAGCTAAAGCAATTAAAGATGCTTGGGATTATGATGCAATACTTATAGATCCATACAACTCTTTAATAAAAGACAAACAACTATATAAAGAAGTAGGAGGTCACGAGTACGACTATCAAGTAAGTACAGAGTTTAGATTGTTTGCTAAAAAAAATAACATTACACTGTTTTTAAATGCTCATGGAGTTACAGAAGCATTAAGACGTATGCATCCTAAAGGACATGAATACGAAGGATTGCCAATGCCTTTAAATATTGCTAGTGTTGAAGGAGGGGGTAAGTGGGGAAACCGTTGTGATGATCTGATTTGTATTCACAGGTACACGTCTCATCCAACTGATTGGATATATTCAAACCTTTTAGTTTTAAAGATTAAAGAAATGGAAACAGGAGGAAGATGTACACCATTTGATGAGCCAATAAAATTAAGAATGGAAAAGAATAATATAGGTTTTACATTTATGGATAAAGACCTTTTAGATAAACAAAAAAAAGAATTACTATTTTGATACTTATATCTTTATTAATATTAACAACAATTTTTGTAATGATAGGACAATACAAGAATGCAGATATTTATATAGCATTGATAAAAGGTTTTATGATAGGAGCATTATTTCACAAAGAACAATATGATGACGGATTTGATGAATACACATTACAGTGTGTAATAGGATTTATAAATGTTACAGTGAAATGGGAACAACAGCAGACTGGCTTGGACTAGTAGCGAAGCAACATAAAGAATGGATCAGAATAGTCAATGGGTTTGGTGAGTATGATTATGCAGAAGACATTGTACAAGAGAGTTATTTGATATTATATAAATATGCTAAACCAGAGAAGGTTATTGAGAATGGGATTATCCGTAGGGGTTATATGTATTTTACTTTACGTACTACTTACTACTTATACTATAATAGTAAGCGAAAAGTTAGGAAAGTTTCTATTGATGATGGATTACTTCAGTTAGAAGACAATACTGATTTAAGAGAACAGGATGCTTATAATTTAATATGCGAAAAAATAGATGATGAAATAGAAAACTGGCACTGGTATGATAAGAAACTTTTTGTTCTGTATAGAGATACAAATATGAGTATAAGAAAGATTGCAGCAGAAACAAAAATAAGTTGGGTAAGTATATTTAATACATTAAAGAATGCAAAAATTATATTAAAAGATAAATTAAAAGAAGATTACGAAGATTACAAAAACGAAGATTATGAGCGATTACAATAAGTTTAAAGCAAATTTTGAATATCAACAAAAAGTAGCAGCTAAAGGATTTGGCGATACAGTTGAGAAAATAACAAAAGCAACAGGAATAAAAAAAGTTGTAGATACTGTAGCAGAAGCACTAGATGCAGACTGTGGATGCGATAAAAGAAAGAAGAAACTAAATGAACTGTTTCCCTATAAGATGCCAGAGCTATTTACAGAAGAAGAATTTTTGTATCTTCAAGATATATTTATAGAACGAAAGAACGATATAACAAAATACGCACCAAGAATGTTAGAGATATACAATAGAGTTTTTAATGATAAAAAACATCTTACTAATTGTAGTCCTTGCTTTGTTGGTCAAGTGTATAATAAACTAGAAGCAATTTACAATGAATACAAATAAAATGGAATTAATCAAAGAACTAGAATACGTTACAAACTACCAGACTTTAGGAAATAAATTAATGAAGTGGGGTAAAGAATCAAACAACCAAGAAATAAAAGAATGTAAAGGATGTTTAGCAGAGATAGGAATCTATGTTGCACATTTGGAATATGAAAGAAGAACTTACGAAAAGACAATAGAGTCTTATAGATCAGATAAAGTTAGAGCTCTTACAAGAGCAAGAAGAGTTGAAACAGAACTTGAAGAAGCTAACAAGATAGTAAGGAAGTATAACAAAGGAAAAGAACTAGGACTATGAGTAAACACAAAGAAAGAAAACAAATGCCAGTATTTACTGGAGTGTTAAAGTATTTTCCTAATGCACTTAAATATGTATCAAAGATAAGTTACATAGGAAACCAGCAACATCATCCAGACAAACCATTGCACTGGGACAAGAGTAAATCAACAGATCAGTTAGATGCTTTAACAAGACACCTAATAGACCACACTACAGATCCTTTAGATGATGATGGAATGTTACATCTGGGAAAGGTAGCATGGAGAGCCCTTGCTGCATTAGAAGACCAATTAGATAAAGGAGAATGAATCACAAGATACATTTATATGAGAACGGTATTGAAATAGAATACAATCAAAATAGAGGATGGGATAATAAAAGAATAGAATTACCTTATCAAACAAAAGAAGGTGAAGCATATGGTCAATCTATAAAAGATTTTAAGGATGCTTATAATAAATTATTTGAAGATAGTTTTGGACACATTACTGAAAAAATAGTTTATGATAATGGCAATGAAGAAGAAGTTAAAGGAATAATAAGAGATGAATTTAGCGAAAAACTTTTTGATTGGGAAGATGAGTATTTTGATGATAGAGAAGAATTTTATACTCGTAAAAGCTGGAATATAGCTGAAGATGGAACTTCTTATTATTATGATGACTATGAAGGATATAGAGCTTATTTTTTAGATATGGTTCATGATGCACAAGATTTTAAAGATAAAAGATTTTGGACCAAAATATATTTAGGTGTTCAATATTATCTTTATGAAATGGATGAGTTTGTTGAAGATTTGTTTTTAGACAATTACATAAGGAATTTAATATACACTAAAGCAAGAAAAGAAAAGATTAAAAATAAGGAATACACAATTTGGTTAGAGCAAGAGAACGTAAGATTAAAACAAATTAATTATGATAAAATGTTTCCTAGAAAAACGAAAAATCAAAAAAAACAATTTTGTTATATATTAAAAGATGAAAATATAAAATACGAAGATGGTTCCTCTGCTTATAAAATAGGTAAGTCTTCAAGCCCAAAGAATAGAGAAAAAACATTACAAGCAGAAAAACCTACTTTAAAATTAATTAAACAATTTAAAAAAGATTTTGAAAAAGAATTACATCATAAATATAAAGAACAAAACGTAAGAGGGGAATGGTTTAAATTATATCCTTCACAAATAAAATATATTTGTACACACTATGAATAATACAATAACATTACTTAACGGAAAACAATATTCACCAGAAGATCTAATTCCTAAAATGGATGACGATAAGTTTTACTATGGAGAGCTAGGTAGAACAGCATTGAGTTCTTCTTCTATAAAGTATTTAATGGATAGTCCTAAAGCTTATGCTAGAAGTTTAAACTTTAAGTCAGACAACCCAGCATTTAAAGCAGGAAGACTTATACATTTAGCAGCATTAGAACCAGACAAGATAGATAGTCTAGTACACATAGTAGAAGTACAATCAGCAAGAACAAAAAAATATACAGAGAAAGTAGCAGAGGTAGGATCAGATGAATTTGTATATACAAGAAAAGACTATGACAAAGCAATGTATACAGTAGACGCTTTACTCCAGAATGATCTGTGGCAAAGAATGACAAGAGGAGCAGAGTTTGAGATACCAGCTATAGGAATGTTACACGGTTATCCTTTCAGAGGTAAGGCAGATATTTTAGGAGATGGCTTTATAGCAGATTTAAAGACCACAGCAGATGTAAAAGCATTTCCTTATTCAGCCAAGAAATATTCATATGACGTACAGCTTTATATTTATTGTGAATTATTTAATGTATCTTATGATAAGTTTTATTTCTTTGCAATAGATAAAGCAAAAGGAGATCTGGGTATGTGGGATGCAAAAGAAAGTTTTTACTTATCTGGTAAAGAGAAATTAGAAAGAGCAATTAAAACATTTGAAGAATACTTTGTAAAAAGAGAATCAGAATTAAATGAATATGTATTACGAGGAACTCTACAATGATGAAATAGAAAAATATTATCTAATGGCACTAATGGATTTAGCAGCTGGTTCAACAGAAAAAGAACTTGAAAATGCTATAAAGCTTTATGAAACTTTAGAAAACTATGAAGCGTGTGCTGGAATATTAAAAGCAATAAACGAAAACAAATATTACAACTATGATTACATCAGAACTAAAAA